TTTAAAAACTCTAGTTCTGTCATTTCTTATCACTTCCTTTTAAAGTAGGTACAATGTGTACTCCGCGTTTAGAATAATGTATTTTAAATGCGGTAGTATCAACCCAGTTATTATCTAAGTCTAACACTTTACCAACAACCTTATCAGATACTATAACTTCCTTATGCTTCCATACGCCGTCTTTAAGATTACGTTCTAACTTACCAGTACCAGCATATTTCTTAATAAGATCAACTGCCTCTTGTTTAGATACTGTTACTTGACTAGACATACCGTCATAAGTTTTAGATGTAGGATCATGTTTGTTCCATTTAGATTCAATATACTTGTCTAACTCATAATCTTTACTAATTTTCTCACGAATAGGAGCGTCCCGTAGATATTCTTTTACATTATTCTCCGTACTATCTAAATTATACATCATATTCGCCTTATTTTCAACGTTACGACCTATGCTAGTAGCCTTTTGAGACATAGAACGATTGAATCCATACTTAAACTCTCTCGAAGTATCACGCATAAGGTTATTATCTTCGATAAAGTCTTTTAGAGCTTGTCTACGTTCTTTTAACTTGATACTAGCTTTTTCAAGTAGAAGTTTATCTCCAGTTTGTTCTGCAACTACAATCTTTTGTTTCTCAATACGAATCTTACGTTCAAGTAGGCGTTGCTTCTGATTAAGCTCGTATTGTTCCTTATTCTCATTAAGATTGTAATGTTTGTATGATTGTTCTGATACACCCTCTAAATAGGGGTAGAAAGTATGGCGACAGTTAACACCAGCTAATCCGTCAACCTTACCATAACCAGTAGCTTCATAAAAGTTAGGGTATTTATCACTAGAACCCTCTAACATATAAATCTTACCTTGCCAAACAGCGTGGCTAGGACGTGCTCCCATGTGAGAAGATACTTCTACAAGGTTAGAACCCCATTCCTTAGCACGTTGCTCTTGCATGGCTGACATACATTGATTATTAGCTGTTATTATCTGCATACGAACGGCACTTTCTAAAGTTCTTATAATCTTAGTACCGTCGTTACGCATATAACTAGCCCCTGTGATACCTTTTTCAGCAAGACGAGTGGTAGCTTTCCTCATAGAAGTATTATAGTCATAGATACCTTGTGTAGTTTCAAGATAAACTTGATTGATAATCTTTAAATACTCGTTGTTAGCACTTTCTAAAGCCGTAGTATTTACTAGGTTAAATGAATCAACAGAGTTAGTAATAGAAGTATTGAGAATCGCTTTTAATTCCTCTGACTTCATTAAAGATACTGGTTTATATGGTAGAGTTCCCTTAGAGTAAGCCTCTTTAAATGCGGATTCCTCTATATTTCCATAACCAGCTTTCTTTAACATGGATCTTATCTCTGTTTCTGTCTTACTAGAATACTTGGCTAATACTTTAATGTTCTCAGAATGTAACATTCCAAGTTCATTAAGTTTCCTAGTGTGCCATTCAACAGTACCGCCGTCAATCTCGTCAACATCTAAACGACTGGCAATATTACGCAAGAGTTCTGCTTCGATATTCTCGTACAGTTCTTGTAAGTACTTGTCGTCTTGCATACACTATACCTCGTATGTAACTTCTTTAGGTTTTCGTGATTCCATGAGTTCTATTTTCTTAATAGCTTCGTCTTCTGTAATCTTATACACACGAACATAGTATTCTACCTTATCAATGATACCAGCGTTATACTCAATCATAGCTTGACGTTTTACTTCTGCCATATCTTCGATAATAGAATCGTCAAAGTTTATAGTAGTGTCTCCAGTATATACCTTACCAGTCTTTAAGTACATAAGAGCTTCTACCATACCAATTAAAGCAGGCTCTAAGATAACCTCGTGTTTTTGAATGTTCCTAAACATCTCAGAGTTATCACTAATTGTCTCAGTAGCAGTCTTAACTTGTCCTTTTTCCCACTTATAACCGTCGTCTCCGAATCCAAGTTTTTTACCAAACAAATTAAGGTTAGTTTGTAATCCTGTATCGTGTTGTTCGGCTCTTATATCGAACTTGGATTCTTTAATCATTTCTGTACCGTCTTCGTCTGGCATAGCATAAAACTCTATGTCGTTCTCGTCGAATACTGGAACAGCGTCTCCGTTCTCTAAGTCAACATTAAGAGCACCACTTTTAACAAAGATACGTTTCTTGCCAAGATTAAACTCATTCTTATAACTATCATAGATAAGATCTATTGTTTTCATTTCGTCAATAGCGTTAGCAAAGATAGACATTCCCATAGGATTACCCATGTCGATATTATTAACTATGTTAGGTTTTATGATCTGGAATGTTTTTACATCATTCCATACAACTGGCATAACATTCTTAGGTAATGATCCCTCTTGGAATGTACCGTCGTTATTAGCTATTATGATTTTATTTTCTACACAGAACCTAGAACCAACTTGCTTATGTATGTTTATATAGAATGTCTTTTGGTCTCCAGATTCTATAATACTAGCAAAGGCACAGTCTAATATCTCGCCTTTTTTCCACCTAAGAGGGAATACCATAGGTGCTATTACATAATCAATAACAGGTTGATCTCCTGCTTTATACTCTATGAAAGCACCAGTACCTAAGGCAAAGGTTTCCTCAACTAATTGGTTAGAGTTAAGCCAAAAGTTATTCCTTTCTAGTATCTCGTCTAAAGTATTCTGGTCGGTAGTAGAGATAGTTACTTTTTCACTCATGAGCTTATTAGCCCAATCCTCACAACCTTTCTTAGCCATACCTAGAGTATATCGTTCTCTTGGTACTTGTTTCTTACCATTATACTGTTTGTAAGAGTGGAACTTTTTTACTTTACCAGCGTACCACTCACGCCATGTATTGATATAGCCGTAATAATCGGAATCTATATTGTAACCTAGGCTTCTTAAATATTCAATAATTATATTCATAAAATACCTCCTTATCGTAAAATTATTTTCATTTGTTTTTCTATTGAATACTCGAAACTATCGAGAGAGTCTATGTTGTAGTTTCCGTCGTCCAAACGAACGTCGTCTATTTCTTCCTCGTCCCATACCGCATTATCAAACGCAGATATAGTATTCGGACATTTTTCTTTAACAACCCACAATCTATCTTGACCGAACATAGCAGTAGTGAATCTGATACGGTCTATAATCTCGTTCTTTAAAGCATTGTGAATCATTATAGGGTAACCTCTTAAAATACCCTTAGCGTCTGTGTATTTCGCTTTTAGGAGTGCTGTTTTCAATCCACTAATAAGGATCTGCTCGGCACTATCACAATATACATCATGCAGCTGCGGGAACTTATGAAAAGAGTTAGTAACGAACTCAACAAAGTTTGTCTCTAACTGTTTAGGAGTTAGTTCTTCTTTGTGATACCATTCGTCAACAATAATAACTTCCTTGAATCCTCTTGTTACTAAAGTAAGAGTAAAGGAAGTAGCGGACTTATTTCCTCCAAAGTCAACACCGATATAAGCAGCAATAACATCTTTGCTATATTTTTCTAAGAACTCGTCATAAGAGATAACACGGCTATCGTCAAAGGTTGTATAAATACGTCCCTCAGCAGTAACCCATAGTCCCTCAACATTACGCTTATAGAATACACCAGCAAACATTCTCTTATAACGTAGCTTAACCTTTTCAGATAGAGTAAGATTATCGTCCATAGTAAAGTGTAAGTATAAGAATCTCTTTTCTTTAGCCTTATCAATGAAGTCAGTCTTGAACCAATGATTCGGATTTTTAGGGTTACAGTTAAACCAATACTTAGCACCCTCAATAGAACATCTTGCCATAGCTTGATCTACGAAAGAGTAAGGCATAAGTGCGACCTCGTCAAAAAAGACACCTGCTAGTGTCATACCTTGGATTAAATCCTGTGAAGATTCGTCCTTACCACCGAATAAGTAGAAGTTATTATATGAATCTCCTTTATAAACCACTATTAAGTTATCTGTACGTCGTTCTTCGTACTTATAACCTAAAGTAAGAATCTGTTTTTTTAGAGTATTGATAACATTACGTCGTAAAGAACCTATGGTCTTACCACATAGTGCGAAATCTACACCGTCAAAGTTAGTCATAGCCCATAATACGAAAGAGGGAGCCATAGAGATAGTTTTACCCGATCTAACAGCACCGTCAGCTATTACGCCGTCATAATCCTTATAAGGACTACCGTCAGCCCACCATGACAATATCTTTAACTGTTTCTTAGAGAGCGGAGCCCATACGAAAGGCTTACTGTGTCTTTTCTTCTTTATCTTTAACATCTGGATCCTCGTCGCTCCATATTGAAGACATATTTCCAGTAATAGCTTGAATAATAGATCCGTTCAAGTTTTCGTCGCCCTCTAGTTCCTTTGCTTGAAGTTCTAGTTCTTTCTTCTTTAACTCTAACTCTTGACGTTTGA